GACCAAATTCTGTGTTATCTGCCATGGCAGAATTTAACACCAGAATGAATTGCTCAAGCCAATTGGTGTTGGTTGGATCATTCCAACTTACAATTTGTTGTGCGAGATTTCGACCATTGCTGTCAATGATGTCCTCGGTGGTGGCCACACTGGTAAATTTCAATAGGCCCGAAGCAGCTTGATTTCTCTTGGCATTGTAGCTCAACATGCGAGCTATACGCAACACGCTTTCTTTGGTTTCGGCCAGTTCGATAAAATTTTCTCTGCTGGCGAGGTCTATGCGGAATGCTAGGCTTTGTCCTAGAAATGCCACTGCATCTATCAAAGCTAGATATTCTGATGATTCAATGTAGTCGTTGAAATCTTCGGGATAATTTTCCCGAAGATATGTGATAATGACCCTGCGCAGATTTTCAAAGTCGTAGCTTTTGAAGTCGGCATTTCTAAATGTCTGATAGATTCTAGTCCAGTCTTGGTTTAGAATTAGATTATTTTGTCTGCTGGTAGTGGTCATTTCAGGTCCCTATGCCAATATTTATGTTATAAAATAAACTGGTCATATTATCATATTGTTGGCTTTGTCAAAATCAAAAGTCATTCTTTCATTTACATTAAATGGAATATACACAATATCGGCTTGTATGCGAATGCCTAGATCTGTGCTGTCCACTATGATTGAGTTCACTGAGATTCTTGGATCATAATTTATTATGGCTTCTACGTCTTTGGCAATAATCTGCTTGACGTCTTCTGTGAAATTTTCAAACAGCATGTCCCAGATCACTGTACCAAAGTCTGGATTCTCTAATTTCTCACCTTTGCGAATGTAAAAATGGTTAATTAAGTCTTGTTTTACAAGGTCAATGTCATAGAGCCTGTAATTTTTTGAACTCTGTTGACTGCTGAAACCTTTGTACAAAAATACGCCTTGACTTTCCGTTGTAACTGCAGTGGTGTTAGCCACGGCCTTTTGATTATATAATTGATTTGCCATGATTATACGTCCCTATCTGTGTTATCAGGAGTTAGTTGTGCAGGGGCTAGATGCTCGTGCAGAGGCCAAGGTTCATGCATAGGAATTCGTTTCATTAAGCTCTTTACAATGCCTGATTGATATCGCTTGTCCCATCCTGCTGCGGTACTTGTAGCTATGTTATCTCTGAGATCATACGGTCTCACAAAGTCTGCAGAAGCTGCAGTTTCAGCATTATTAGGTCCGTTGAGATTGATTTTTGTGCCATTCATTTTCAGCTCTGATGTAGAACCTACACTGATATCGCCGGTTGCAGAAACTTTGAGTTCTGTGTTGGTAGCAATGTCCATGTCATTATTCGATGAGATCTTTAGTTTGGTTCCTACTAGAATATCGCAGTTAGCTCCCACGGTGAGTTTGGCATCATCGTTAATCAAGAACTCCATGTCAGTGGCAATCTCTGCATGCCATTTGCCAGACTCTGTTCGAAAATTCATGTTACGGCCTGCTTCAAAATTAATGTCTCTGTCGGCACGTATGTTGAGGTCAGTACCAGTATGTATGCTGACGCTGTCTTGAGCATAGATGTCTATCTTACCATTGCTGGTCATTTCAATCCAAGCAGTGCCTCTGGCGTTGCCTATGTAGATCAAATCCTCGCTGTTATGTAACAGTATTTGATGCCCAGTTCTTGTTCGTACTCTAAAATATTCATTGTAAGGAACTGTTGGCTCGCCTTGTAAATTTCTTTTTTGAACTGCTGGATCTAACAGATCAACATATTTCACTGGACCTTCTGCAGCTGTTTTTTCTCTGTGATATCTATCATCACCATCATCCATGACCAACTGTGTGCCGCCCAGCCTACTCACAGGCAGCGGAGCAGACTTACTGTCTTTTTTTCCTATCACTGCTTTTTTAGCATTAGTTCTACGGTCCACTGGTCCGGGAGTTGATATGCCAAATACCATACCAGGCAATTCTCTTCTTGGTGATGAAGATGATGTCCCTCTAACATCATCTTCAAGCAGACCTTGTTCTAGAAATCTATCAGCTATAGGATGTACTACTCTAGGAAACTTTTCTGGATCTACTTCGGATTTTTTGCCAATAATACGTTTGTTAACTTCTGCTACCGGCAACGGTAGTTTAGTGTTCCCATATCTAGTTTTGTCGGTGGCATCTAAAGAATTGGTCCGAGATCCTGCTATGGCTGGAACCATATTATTGATGTTGCGACCAGGAACACAGGCAAACCAATAACCTTGACTAGGATCGCCGTCCACAAATAGCACTAATACGTTGACTCCGACATCTGGCGGAACAAACCACATACCATAACTTTTTTGTGTATCATTAAATCCTTCGATAGTAGATTTAGTGCCATCATTATTGCCCATGTATTCAAATCCAGTATAACCGAAGAAAGGTGGGGCATATTTCACTATATGTAACTGACTGTCATCGCCAGGATCATTAGCCTGATCTTTTAACAGCGTGACTTCTAAAGATCCCATAAAAGTTGGATCAAGGTGGCTGATTACTCTAGCAAGGTATATACCTTGCGTAAGACCTCCTGATTTTCCTTCACCTTCTGCTGATGGTCTTCCTAATTCTGCCATTTATTATCCTTGTCCTAGATCTCTGTAATACCTAAAACCTGTCCTAGTCGGTGCTTGATTGCTGGTGGTTCTAGTTGTTTGTGTGCCGTTGTTTGCATTAGTTGTTGAGTTATTGTTCACCACTGGAGTAGCTGATGCTGTATCACCTATGGGGCTGGTTTTTGGAGATTCTTGTTCGGTTACATCAATGGCCTGTGCATTTACCGGAGTTACTGTTCCTGTCTCATCTTCTTCTGTGATTTCCGGTCCTTGAGGACCTGGCATTCTTAGACATTTAAGTTTTTGCTTCCATTGCCCGTCTGAAAAAGTATTTTCACAAGCCACTACTCTGTATATACCGCCGAAGGGACTCTCTTTGCCGTCGTCTGAAAATTTATATAGTCCTCTTGTTTCGTTAATGTCAAGAGGTGTCTTGAATGTTAGATAGATATAGACATTACCACTCTCATAGTTCATTGTGCCATCGTTGGTAATTTGACTGATAGGAGATGGAGCGTCTGCAAAATAATTGGCGATTCCGCTGTCCACCAGCCAATAAGGATCTCCCATTATTTCTAAATTTACAGAGATGAGATCGGCACTGTTACCACTTAGAAACGCCTGTTGCATGGTTTCTGCCACATTCTGTTCCACTGATTTGGTTCCTGACCCGCCTTTATAACCTTTCAACAGTCTTGGATCTCTTTTTGGCCTAGCTCTGCCTAATTGTGCTGCCTGAGAAGCAGGTGCATTTCCTTGACCTGTTCCGGTAGTGGGATTTAAAGTTTCTGCGGATGTTTGATCTTGGTTACCAGTCTTTGATGACTTGTTTTCCGCTGCAGGATTAGCCCCTGTGAAAAACAAGTTATTAATATCAATATCAAATCTAAGAATATCAACATTCTGGCCGGTATAGATATATTGATATTCTTTGACCACTGATTTCATCAGTTCATGATATCCCACAGGAGCTGCATTGACGTTGGAAAATATTGATTGATGGATGTAATATGGCACCACTCGATATGTTATTTTTTTAGCAAAGTCGCCTGTTAATGTGTCTAGGTTTAAAAGTTCAATCTGAGCATCTAATTTAAACCACTTGATATATCCTTCTGGAGTTACTTTATCATTAATAGCACTATAGGCATATTTAGAACTTAAAACAACCTGATTAATAATGGCGGTCAGTGATTGTCCTTGACCGAACTGAAATGCACGAAGCTTGGGATCTATGGTCATTCCTTCTCGCTTAACTAGGCCTGTTTTTTCATCTATACTATCGCCGGCACGTTTAAAAATATTTGCTCCACCTTTGAGTTGATCAAATCCAAGACTAGAAGCACCGATTTCATTTATTGGCAAATTTTTCACATCTACTACTTTGCTGACTCCAGAACCGAACAATGCGATATCCCCTTCATTTTCTTCATCTAAATTAATAGTGGCTTGATTTTTCTGTACTACTGTTCCGCCAGACGAATACCAATCGCTACTGGTTTTCGGAAACTGCACAACATACACATCGGTTTCGGTAATTTTTTCTTCAGTTTTTAATTTTTCTTCATTTCTGTTTAGTACTGCTGTGAGGCCATCTGCACTGGTTTGCAAAACTTCTGAAACTATTCCAAGACTGTTAGCATCGCCTGCAATTTTTAAATCGTTGTATGTGACGTTTATAGCATCTGAAAATGCCTGATGATTGTATGGAATGCCCTCTACTTTATAATTAGAGCCAGCTTCAGTTACTGTGAATTTCATCGACACCAGTTTCAACACAAAAAACTTAGGTTTAATTGAACTTATAGCAACTCCTAACTCATCAAATCCCTGTATGTCCATTCTCAGCACATACGGACAGTTGTCCAAATAGCTGAGATATCCTGCGTTTATAGCGGCGGCCTGCATGCTCTGCAGCAACAGGCCCATGGACTGAGGTTCTACTATATCAAAACTAAATTTTATAGCATTACTGTTACCGGTTTTTTCGTTAGCTCCAATAATGCTATTCATAACAAAATTATTGATAAAATATTCTGGAGCTCCAAATAGAGTATTCACCCGTTGGTCGTCAAATCTGCCACCAGAACTAAACACAATATTTTTTAGGTCGCCAGGACTGTTTCTATATGATTGGGGATTATTAAATTGCTTTGGAGTTAAGGCCGCTAATGTCCATAGGATCGTGCTGGTAGCAAAGTCTTCCATGGGATTGCTAACCAGTGCTGGTAATTTTTTTACCGCTGCCGAAGACACTTTTTTAGGATCAACCGCTATTTTGCTCTCACCGTCTTCGATAGGATCAGTGGCTCTAGCAACTTCTGATTCGGTGGTGCGAAAGGCCACTCCAACATTATATCCTGCAGCAGTGTCAAATGGAATTATTGGTGTGCCGTCAGGCTTTTTAAGTTCTAATATTCTACCTAGTTCTCTGAAAGCCATGTCACACTCCTAGAAACTTTGACAGGTTACGTTGTTTGGGAAGATATATGGCCGTACCTGGTCTAAAATCATAGATAGGATCTTTTATCACTGACATATTTCTCTGTACGAAGACCCACCAAAGTTTAGGATTGCCGTAGAGGTCAAAGGCCAATAGATCCGGTCTGTGACGATATTGATTTTCAATAATGTATCTTACGTCATCCGCTTCGGCCGGCACAGGTCGGATGTCTAATAGTTCTAGATAAAAATTATTTTGTTGAGTATTAGCCCAAGGACTCGACTTAGAATATTTTGCCATTAGATGTATCCCACTTGACCTTTTTCTCCTGCCAACTGGCCTCGACTATAATCTTGAAGACTGAATTTGCGCATTCTAGCTCTGGTATATACCGGAGATACGGTAACTGAAATTGTACTGAGTACTGGCACCCATGTAGTAGATCCAAATTCTTCACATTTCACATAATTAACATCGTCTTTGAGATCTACTGAAAAACTTTTTATAATTATCGGTGTGTTGTTAAACACGTTAGCACCATAGCCTTTGAGAATACAGATTATTGGAGGGTTACCGGCTAACTCTCCTTGACCAAAAAACATCTTAGTGGCTGTTTTAAAAAAAGTAGTAGCAGATATCCAGTATGCTGCATCTTCTGCGGTTTCGCAACTGAACTCTCCTGAAATCTGTATGTCGTCCACTGAGCTGCTTTTGTAAGCATAATTGGTGTAGTTGTTATGCACTGTGCTAATTGAAGTATATTCTGCTTTGGTAGCCACTGTGATATTTGGTAAATATGGCCACACCACTCCTCCAGTAAGTTCTAGTCTTTCAAACATAGGACTGTCAAATATGCCCCACTCGCAGGTTATACGTACACGCCAATCATTTTTGGAACTAACGTCAAGTTTTATTGGCTCTCCATCTTTGCTGAACGCCTCCGCTCCCTTTGGCAGATTTGCAGCACGTTTACGACTAAGTATGTTGTTAAGCATACCGGCGGCTGAGCTTACCTGTCCTGCAACTTTCATTAACCCGCCAGCAAGGCTGCCGCCTGCGACTTTGTTTATGGTACCGGAGATATCTGCTGCAATGTTACTGGTCGATCCTGCTACTGATCTTAGTGAATCCACCGCCCCGCTGAATTTACTTTTAGCAGCTTCAGCAAATCCTCCCATACCAGTGATAGCTGTGTTAGCTCCATACGCTGCTTGTTGTGTTGATCCTCGCTTGGCATTGTTAAACGCACCACCGCCAAAAGGACTAACTGTTAAGTTTCCAGTAGATCCATTATGTCCTGACCCTATTTCTCCAGACAGTTTAGAAATTTTGTCATCTAATAGAGACTTGACCTGTGTAAAATCTCCGGGCAGTGTAACTGCATCGGCTTCTTGTGTTGTTGTTATTCTGTCTGAAACGCCTGCTACTAGGCTAGCAAAGGGATTAACTGGAGGACCACTGGAACTATTGCTAAATCCACTAGTTGTATTAAGTGTGGAGCCAGGCAGTTGCGGTATGCCCAGCCTAGCACGTATAAAGGGATCAGTAGGGTCCGCAGCACCAAGAGATTTCCTTTGTGTTGGCGTGAGCCCTTCGTAGGGATCTCCGTTGTAAGCAGCAGCTTCTGCAGGAGTATTAGGATAGGTTTTTCTCGCCATTTTGAACAGATTTCCTCTTTATAGACTATTTATTATTAGAAAAATGTGCTATTATATTACTAACCACGGAGAATTATAATCAATGACAGTGCCCAAGATCAAGTACTTGACCAACAAAGACCTACTCAAAGAAATACACCTCAGCAAAAACACCTATTGCAGTTATACTAAACCAGAATACGGATTCTATGATCTCATAGTGCCTAACCTAGCTAAAATCAACATAAGAACCATAGCAGAAGCCAAACGAAACTGCGCTGCAAGGCTCAGCAAACAGGCGCACGAAGCAGCGGTTATATCCGGGGGTAAAAAACTGCCTGCTAAAGAATTTGAAGTAGATTACAAAAAAATGCGCAAGGAAGATCTCATATTCCGCGTGATGACTTTTGAACACATACCATTGGCTCCGGGTCGCAAAAAAACACTGAAGAACACCGCAGACAGCCACGACAAAGTTAATTTTCCTCCATTCCAACATTGGAAGTTCGATGACAAAGGCAACATCAGTTGTGTGGGCAAGAGCCATTGGAAAGGTGATCTCGAGCGTGGAGAATTCTCTAAAGATCACGGACAAATGACCAACGATCTAGCTCGCATGTTTATCAAGCTCTGTGAAAGATATGCTACTAGAGGCAATGTCCGTGGCTATACCTACAATGACGAAATGCGTGGGCAGGCCATCTTACAATTAACACAGATAGGACTTCAATTCGATGAATCCAAATCCGATAATCCTTTTGCTTATTATACCGCTGCTGTTACTAACTCATTCGTGCGCATCATCAATATCGAAAAACGAAACCAAAACATCCGAGATGATATCCTGGAGATGAACGGCATGAACCCATCATGGACCAGACAGAACGCAGGCGGCAGTGTGCCTGGTCCTGCTATAGTCACTACCACTGTGGATAACACAGGCAGTGATTGGGATTGATCTTTCATCATAAAGGCGGTATAATAAGTCTATGAGTCTATTTAAAAAAGTCGCTTGTTTCACGGACATACACTTTGGTCTCAAGGGTGGTTCAAGAACACACAACACTGACTGCGAACAGTTTGTGGATTGGTTCTGCGACACTGCTCAGGCCAACGGCTGTGAAACTGCTGTATTCCTCGGAGATTGGCATCACAATCGCAGCACCACTGATGTCAGTACCATGAACTATACTGTGAGCAATCTTGAAAGATTAAATGCTTCGTTTGAAAAGGTATTTTTTATACTAGGCAATCACGATTTGTTCTACAAAGACAAACGTGAAATCAACAGCATAGAATTCATGAGGCTGTTTCCTAATATCATTGCTATCAAAGATCCACTGACCATGGAAGATGTGACCATACTGCCTTGGCTGGTAGGTGATGAATGGCGGGACATTCCCAAGATCAAGAGCCGATACATTTTTGGTCATTTCGAATTACCTAGTTTTTACATGAATGCCATGGTGCAGATGCCAGATCACGGACAGTTGCAGCGCAGTCATTTCCAACATCAGGACTATGTGTTCTCGGGACACTTCCACAAACGTCAGCAGAACAACAACATCGTTTATATAGGTAATGCATTTCCTCACAACTATGCAGATGCTGGTGATGATGATCGTGGCATGATGATCTTAGAATGGGGCGGAAAACCCGAGTACATAACTTGGCCGGATCAACCGATATATAGAACCTACAAGCTGAGTCAGATCATCGACACCCCGGAAAAGCTCTTGCGTCCCAAGATGCACTGTCGCGTGACCATCGATTTACCTATCACCTTTGAAGAAGCCAACTTCATCAAAGAAAAGTTCATGCCCGAATATGAGCTCAGAGAACTGATGCTGATACCTGAGAAAGTGGAGGTGGATTCAAATGCCACTCCTATAGACATCAACTTCGAATCAGTGGATACCATAGTGATGAATCAGATCAACAGCATTGACAGCGACAGCTTTGACAAAAGCCTGCTGTTGGAGATATACAACGACCTATGATCAAGATTAAAAATTTAACTGTGCGTAACTTCATGAGCGTGGGCGCACAGACCCAGGCCATCGACTTTGATCGCGGACAGCTCACACTGGTCTTAGGTGAAAACTTGGACCTAGGCGGGGATGACTCGGGTGCTAGAAACGGCACAGGCAAGACCACTATCATCAATGGTCTCAGCTACGGCATCTATGGACAGGCCTTGACCAATATCAAACGTGATAATCTAATCAATAAGATCAACGGCAAGGGCATGCTGGTCACTGTGACCTTTGATGTAGACGGTGTTGAATATCACATCGAACGGGGTCGCAAACCCAACATACTGAAATTCAGTGTCAATGGTGAAGAACAGCAGCTCACAGATCTAGACGAATCGCAAGGCGACAGCAGAGAAACACAGAAAAGCATCGAAGAACGATTCTGCATGAGCCACGACATGTTCAAGCATCTAGTGGCCTTAAACACCTACACAGAACCGTTCTTGGCACAGAAGGCAGCAGAACAACGTGCTATCATCGAACAGTTGTTAGGTATCACACTGTTAAGTGAAAAAGCAGATGCTCTCAAGGAACAGATCAAGCTGACCAAAGACAGTATCAGCACTGAAACTACTCGTGTAGAAACTGTTAAAGCCAGCAACGAGCGCATACAGCAGAGCATTACTGCCCTAGAGCGTAAGCAGAACATGTGGGAAGAAGCCAAGGAAAAAAATCTCGAAAATATTCTCAAGAGCATCGATCATCTAAGTCACATCGACATCGAACAAGAAGTAGCTGCACACAAGGCTCTGGCTGTTTATAATCAACTGCGCAAAGACATTAACGAAGTCACTGCTCAATTAAATCGAGCTAGGCTAGATCAGAGCAGAGAAGAAAAACTGCGTGATCGATTAGCAGCAGAAATCTCTACTCTAGAACGGCATCTCTGTCATGCCTGTGGTCAGGAGTTCCACGATGCCAAGCACGAAGAAGTCATGGCAGCTAAACGCAAGGATCATGCCGCTGCCTGTGCGGAATATGATCTACAGACTGCGAACATCTCGGCCTATGAATCAGCACTCACAGAATTAGGAGCTCTAGGCGATTGTCCAACGGTGCAGTATGATACCTTGGAAGAGGCATTGAATCACAAGAACACATTAACCAGTTTAGAAAAAGATCTCGAGATCAAAGCCGCAGACGAAAATCCCTATGACGAGCAGATCATCGAGCTCAAGGCCACTGCGGTGCAGGAGATCGATTGGAACTACATGAATGAACTGGTGCGTGTCAAAGACCATCAGGAGTTTCTGTACAAATTGCTGACAAACAAAGATTCTTTCGTGCGCAAACGCATCATTGATCAGAATCTCGCATTCCTCAATCAACGCCTTACCTATTATCTGGACAAGATTGGCTTACCGCACACGGTGGAATTCCAAAATGATCTCACTGTGATCATCACCCAGCTGGGGCAGGATCTAGATTTTGACAATCTGAGCCGCGGAGAACGCAATAGATTAATACTTTCTCTGAGTTGGGCTTTCCGTGATGTATGGGAGAATCTCTATCACAGCATCAATCTCTTGTTCATCGACGAATTAGTAGATTCAGGCATGGATGCTTCAGGTGTAGAATCCAGTATCGCTGTGCTAAAACGCATGACTCGAGAACGTGACAAGAATGTATTCTTAATTTCGC